CACTATCAGTACCACCGTTTAAATAGTCAACAACTTCGTCAATATTATCAACCCACTCTTGTAATTGAGATAGCTCATTCGCAGTATTCGGTTGATTGTCTTGTATATCTTCAAAATCGCTAGCGTTATCTGGTTCGTCTAAACTACCTGCAAACGACTGGGCATCATCCGCTGGATTTGCATCAACTGCTGGAACCTCATCTTCTTTTAATACAGATAAAAATTTATTTTCAAACTTTCCCATGTAAGTATTTATTAAATACTTATGATGAAAGGCATACTTTTCGAAGATTTATATATGTACACCAACAAGTATTGGAAGGATGTTAAGTCTAGACACGTTCGACCAACTACTAAAACTCTTGCTGACATCGCAAAATCGAGTCCAGAAACATATAATAAAGTTAAAGCAGACCTAGTACCGTTCCCTGGTGATCATGCAGTAGAACAATTAGGATCAGCATTTAAAAGTATATCTGACGCTACTTATCTTTTGAATCAATTATTCGAAAACCCTACTGTTCGTTCGGACGAAAAAACTAAATTATCCGTAAATAAGAAGTTGCAAAAAATTCAAGATATCATAAAATCGGTAGCGGACGATTTAGATCATGATGGCGCAGATAATTCGTAGTTTAACTTTTTTAATATTAATTTCGAGTAGCATGGGAGGTGTTTATTACTTCTTTAACCCTACACTAATCTCTTTTATACAAGCATCTATTTTTGCATGTGCTGTACAAATAATATTTTTTATATTATACAATAATATACTTAGATATATCGCAAGACTACAACTCGAAAAAGAAGCATTATCTCTAGCACAACTCGCAAGTAAAAACATGGTAATGATTGAATGTCAGGGTTGTAAGAAAGTAAACAATATTAGTATTGACCTTACAGAAGAAAATACGTTTGAATGTGATAAGTGTAACGCAGAAAATAAAGTACAAATAGATATAAGCACAATACTACCGACAAATATAATATATGATAAATAAGACAGAAACAGAAACAGAATATTCACCACTAGCTCGGTGGATGTGTCTATACGAAGCAGTTAATATTATATCCGACAAAGCAGAGAAAACTGGATATACTAAAGATTGTTTAAAACCAATTCCAATTAACAAATATATTAACGAGAGATATCACTCTGTATTAAAAGATATAGAGTACGAATATAAGCAAGAGAAACTACAGTCGACTGTTAATAGTAGTCCCCATATACATCGTCATTAGTCCCGTAGTCAAAATATGTTGACTGTTCGGTATCTAAATCATTGATATAATCTGTTTCTATAGCAGTAAGTGGTCCAACTCCGGAAGCATCTGTAACCATGGTAGAACCAGCCTCTGCAGATATTCCTGGTAAGAATGTATGGTCGTTCCGACGAGCTTTTAATTTAAAGACATAATGGCCTTGTAATTGATTTATCTCACCAATCAATTCATCCATACGCTCAGTAACTTCAAATATTTTACCATCGCGACCACCAGTTCGATCATCACCATACTCAGTTAATTGAAAGGCATCTCCTGCTTTTGGTAGTGAGGCAGAAACTGAACCAGCATAAGATGATATATTTTGTTGAAATGTTTCTATATCTATTACTGCGTCTATTTCATCATCTGAAATCAGACCATATTGAGAATACGTAAGAGAACCATCTGTTAAATTCATTAACATTACAAATGTGGCTTTAGGATGATATCCCTGGTGGGTATTTTCTCCATAAACTTTATCAGTCGCACTAAGAGCAAAATTGCGAACATAATAATCTATTTTTGTTCCGTATAATCTTATTTGCTCTTTCCACCATCTTTTATATGTTTGAGCCCTTTCATTAGTACCCTTTAATTTATAATTAAACCGGGTAGTATTTTCAGCGTCTTCATAATACTTTACTGCACTAATTGTCGTTGTAAGAAATGCTCCCATTATTTTTTAATATAATATTTATTATCTGCAATATAAAACGTTATACCTGTATTACCTAAATTACGGGAACCTATCTCTTCTAGATCAGTAATTTCAAACATGTTTTTTACTGATTGTACTTCTTGGTCATCTAACAAAAATAGACCTGATTGCATATTTTTAAGAGTTTCTAATTTTTTTGGATAATTTGGATCAGCATGATGAACAGCTGGTAAGAGCTTATTATCTTTTGCCCCAGTAGATCCTCTAAATCGCCTACTACCTAATATATTTCTCACTTTGACAAGCTCTAATACTCTCGTCCGACGTGGTTGCCTAAGAAGCTCTAGAAATATCTTTTTAAACATTTTAATTATTTAATAAAAAAAGCCCCCTGCAATGCAAGGGGCCCTTTAAAGGTATTGTTATATTATCAGTTAGACGGCTTGTTTACCAGGTTTCCCAGAATTCTTAGCAACACCAGGCTTTTTACCATCACCTGTCTGCTCCGTACCTTCCTTGTCTGTAACAGGAACGGCTCCATCACCAGAACTCTTACCACCTAAACTATCAGCAGCAGGATCTGTAGTCTTACCACCGCCGTCAGAAGGATCGACACCAGGCTTCTTACCGTCACTAGTTTGTGTAGTATCCTCTTGGACACTATCTTCTAGTTCGTCGGTATCGGCTAACGGATCCTCGGCGTCAATGTCGCCAAGATCTTCGTCATCACCACCAAGTTGGTCTACAAGCGCCTTAAGGGCATCGGCTTGATCAGGGCTCAATGTAATTGTTACGTCGCCACCTTCATCTTCACCGGGCTCATCACCAACGTCCAGACCATCATCACCCGGAATACCGAGCTCAAAATCGTCGTCTTCACCCATTACGCTCTCATAGAGCTTATCAAATATTGATTTATCTTCTGACATAATAGTACCTTTGTTAGAAGTATTTATACTCTCCTTAACTGATTTCTTCTTTTTCTTAGACTTTTTTTCTTCTTTATCTTCAGCCGCCTCAACTGGTTCCTGTAAGTCTTCTTTAGCTCCACCGACATCCTTACTTTTTTCGTCAGCTTTTACTTCACCCTTTGGCCGTTGAGTTTTTGAATCTACCTCAGATACCTTCTCATCCGGTTTCTTAAAATCTTTACCAGTTGCTTTCTCTTTGACAGGCTTCACACCGAAGTTACTAGATAACATATTCTCATAATTATTCATTATATTATCCATCTCATTCGCTACTTTCTTCTCTTTACCGTTACACTTCTTACAATCCGATCCATCAGTATGTTTACCGTCTGTACAACCAGGATGGTCGCACTTAGCTGTATCTTTATCAAGTACTGCTTCTTCAGTTCCCTCATCTTTTCTTTTTTCACCCCTCTCACGATGCTTCCTCAACGCTTTACCTGCTTTTCTATCATCCCTGCGTTGGTCGAGCTTATCTCCCGCCCATTTTGTTGCTTTTTTAACGACATCACCAGGTAACGCCGCTGCTTTGCCGACTCCTCGTACAATGCTTCCTGCGAATTCATTTACATTTTCTGTACCTTCGGTAACTACTTCGTCCTTCTTTGCGGGCTGGTCGGTAGTTACCTTCGACGTAGCGTTCGCAAAGGCCTCATTAATAGAGAGTAAATCTTTGCTGTTCATGTAAATATTTATAGTGCCCAGGCAAAAAAAAGAGGATAAATTTTATTTAGGTAATAAAAACTTACCTAACGCAAATATGGAGTTCGAGTGGACTCCAGAAATGGTCAAAGATCTTAAGAAGGCAAAAATGAATATTCTTCATTTTGCTGAGAATTATTTTCACATTGTTAACCTAGATGTTGGTAAAACAAAAATAGCTCTATACCCTTGTCAAAAAAGAGTGTTACGGTCTTTAAGAGACAATAGATTTGTATCCTGTCTTGCTTCAAGACAAACTGGTAAAACGACAATGATGACAATTTATGCTCTTTGGATAGCATGCTTTCAAGACGATCAACGCATATTAATTGTTGCTAATAAAGAACAAACTGCTATTAGTATTTTTTCTAGAGTTAGATTAGCATATGAAAATTTACCTAATTTTCTTAAACCAGGTGTATTAGAGTATGGTAAGACTTCTATGAAATTAGCAAATGGAAGTAGTATTGGTATTAGCACTACAAGTTCAGATGCTGGTCGTGGTGAATCTGTTAATGTATTAATTCTAGATGAGCTTGCTTTTATTCCAAATAATTTAGTTGATAGTTTTTGGAAATCAGTTTATCCAATTATTTCAAGTTCCAAAAAATCTAAAATATTTGTCGCCTCAACTCCTAATGGTAGTAATAATTTATTTTTTAATCTTTATACTGATGCTGTAAACGGAAAGAGCAACTGGCACGCTGAAAAAATATTATGGGATGAAATTCCAGGAAGAGACGAACAGTGGAAGCAAGAGACTATTCGTTCGATAGGTAGTATGGAAGCCTTTGCGCAAGAGTTTGAATGTAAGTTTCTCGATACTGGAGACTCTTTTATTGACGAAGCTTTCTATGCTAAACTTACAAGTGAAACAAAAGACCCTCAACATTTATTTGAAGATGGTTGTTATAGTGTTTGGGAAGAACCTAATAAAGATCATTTATATACAATAGGTGTTGACGTCGCAGAAGGTGTTCAACAAAACTATAGTGCTATACAAGTATTAGATATTACTGACTTACAAAATATTACTCAAGTAGCTGAATATGCTAGTAATGAAATTAACCCATTTGAGTTTACAACTAAAGTTAGAGACATTTGTTATCACTGGGGTACACCTCCTGTTTGTATAGAGAGAAATAATTGTGGTAGTCAGGTTGTAGATAATTTATATCATCAATACAATTATAGAAATATTGTAAACTATTCTCCTAAAATAGGTCAAATTAAATATGACAGGTTAGGAATTTACGCTCATACAAATACCAAATATAAAGGTATTACTAATATGAGGTATTGGGTGAATGAACTCAAATGTGTTAAATTAAAATCAAAACTAGCTGTTGAAGAACTTAAGAATTTCGTAAGATATCCAAACGGATCCTGGGCAGCACAACCTGGTTATGAGTTCGACGATAGAGTCATGTCCTTAACGTGGGCATTATTAATATTAGAAAATAGTATAGTACAAAGATATTATAACGTAACAGAAATTGATGACAATCAGCGACCAGCAAAACTTGAATTAGGGGATTATATAGATCAAAAATTTAGTAACTTTCTTCAAGATTATAAAATGCAGAATATAGATGATACCTGGAACCCACATCCAGTCTACTTCGAAGATATAAATATTTTTGGAGATAGTGAATTGAGTGATATGGATAAGTTAGAGCAAGAAGGATATGTTAGAGTATGAAACAATCACCATTTAATAAAAATAGACAAGATAAATTTATTCTAGTTTTAAATTTACCAGAAGGTATAAAAGAGATTAGAGATAATATCGCTAGAAAAAACAATCGCATTGATGCGAATAGTTTAGAGATTAGTATCGCTGGTACAGTGACACCTAATATTAGTGTACCAGAACAAACCTTACCATATGGTGCTCAATCTATTAAAGTAAGCTCACATGCACGACCAGCTTATAGCTCTCTGAATTTAAAATTTAACATCGATAATGAATATAAAAACTATTGGGCTATATATAAGTGGTTGGATGTAATAAACGATGTTAAACAAGGAACTGTTAATGCCGACGAGATTATAAAATATCCTCATCCTGGTCAAGTACTTCCAATATATTCTTCCAACTTAACAGTATTTGGTCTTGATGAATATAACAACAGAAAGATTCAATGGGA